CCGCCTGCCGACCCATCCCGATCGCCGCATCGCCGAGCTGTTGCCGCATCGCTGGGGCCCGACGAGCTGACTATCGCGGCTGCTGGTGCTGCGGGGAGGGTGGTGAGGCCGGACGGTTACCAACGGTTTTGGGTCGAAGGGTGTAGCGGCGCGCGATAAATCGGCCAGCGGCGCGCGATAAATGGCAGAGCCGGCAGGTTACCGCACAGGAAATGAATTTGCGGGGGGCGCAACCGGTCTATCCGGGGCGCAGGCGGTACGGGCGATTGCCGGCCGCCGAAAGAAGCGGGGGGCCTTTCGCCCCCCGCTGCTGGTGCTTACTGCAGGCAGTTGACCGTGCACAACCACTGCGCGCCAGCGTCTGAACAGGCGAGCACAACGCGCCGGCAGACCGGGCCGCCGCCCTCGACTGTGTACGGGCTGCCGGCGCGGCTTGCGATGAACGCCGCCATGTCACGCGCGTACTCGAACCCATTGCGCCCCCATTCACGGCGCATCGGTCGGGTCTCGTTCATCGTCGGATAGAGGACATCGAACTTGTCCCGAGACTCGACGTATTCGGACTTGATGCCATTGGCGGTAATGCTGATCTTCACGCGGGTGCAGGCGTCAGCACTGTTGCAGAAATCCACCGTGAACTCTGAGCCCACGCCGCTGAAGGTGACACCCCCGCCAGCCCCGTCGGTACTACCTTCGACGGATACGCTTTGGGCCGGCTTGAGAATCCCGTGGATCAGCCGGGACAAACGGCCATCGACACTGGCGGAACTGTTCGCGCCGCCGACGAGGTCGGTCACGCGGTCCATGAATCGCCGGGACTCTCCGCCCGGGTATTCCCAGCCGATGCGCTGCGGGTCGAAGTACCTCGGAGCGACGTCGCCATAGGTCAAGCCCAGATTGGTGATGTCGACCCGGAACTGCTTGGAAAAGGCAGCTGCCCCGTACTTCACATAGAGCGAGCGCATCTCACCGAAGATAACGACCATGGCCGGGTCGACGCTCATTTCCCAAAGCGTTCGGACAGCAACACCGGCCGGCGTTTGCACGTTCACGTCCAGCTTCGGCTGAGGCGACACCGGCACCGCATCGGTGACGAAGTTCGTAGGGTTGTCGAGATACACCTTGAACTTGCGTATCTCGTTCCCCGGAAGATCGTAGACGTACCGGATGCCCAGCCCCGGCGTCGATAGTGCCTTCTGTTCTTCCTGCGCGCCCGAGCAGTTATTGCATTCGACGGCTTGGATTGCGCCCAGGCTGGCGGCGCTGTGGCAGGCCGCCGCCAACCCAAAGATGACCAGGTACTTACGAAGCATTCTCAACCCCTTATCCCTAAGTGATCACTCCCCTGAGGTTGCAGAGTATACAACACAGTTTATCCACGACGACCAAATTCGCCGCCGTAGGGAGCCGAGTGGCTACCAGCAGCCGGCCCGAATGATGAGCTCCCGTGCGGGTTTCGCTGCAGCTCCGCCACCCAAGGTGTACTGGATGTCGACGGGCTTAGTTGGGAATTCAGCGAACAACCGGCGGACGTCCGGGTGGTCGTTGATCGTCAGGATCAGGCGGCCTTTTATGCGACGCATGACCTCGGCCAGTTGCTCGTACTGCTCCCAGCCGAAGGGGACGCCGTAACCCTGAGTGCGCCAGTAGGGTGGATCTGCAAAGAACAACGTGTGCACGCGATCGTAGCGTTCGATGCAGTTCTGCCAGGGCAGATGCTCGATCGTGACCCTCGCTAGCCGAAGGTGGGCGGCGCTCAGCTCTTCCTCAATGCGCAGCAGATTTAAACCTGCCGGCGCGGTCGTGCTCACCCCGAACGTCTGGCTGGTGATCTTCGATCCGAAGGTGAGCTGCTGGAGGTAGTAGAACCGAGCAGCGCGCTGAATATCGGTCAACGTGTCGACGTGCTGGAGCTTCGCCCACCGGAACATTTCACGGCTGCTGAGAGCCCATCTGAACTGCCGAACGAACTCATCCAGATGATGCTGGACGACGCGATAGAGCGTGACGAGATCGTGATGCACGTCGTTGAGCACTTCGGCTTTCGCCGGCGCCGAGCGCATGAACAGGAGCGCGGCCGCGCCGGCGAAGGGTTCGACATAACAGGTATGGGCTGTCCCTTCGATAAGGGGCAGCAGTTGCTTCGCGAGCCGGCGCTTGCCGCCGACCCAAGGAATAATGGGATGCATCAGGTCTCCGAATCTGAGATTGCGCCTCGGCATGATTTCCCAGCTGCGACGTCGCGGCAGGGAGCTTTGGCTTTGCTCACGAGACCATCCCTCGTGCGTTGAGCGGCCGAGCCAGCGTTGACGCGCTGGCTCGGCCGCTCCCTTCTTCAACACTCCTCGATGATCGTGAGCGTTGCCGAGTGGTGCGGACCATCGTCATGACGGATGAACAAGCTGTCGTCGGTGAGGTGACCGTAGATGCCGAGGCGGCGCATCCAGAGCGCAGCATTCTCGGGGCTACCGTAGTTGCGGATCAGCGCCAGCACCTCACCGGTGCTGCCGGCATGCAGCATCATGTCCTGCAGGCTGGGAATGTCCTCAGCGTCAATTGCGTCATCGGCAAATCCGAACGCGACTTCCGTGGGCACCGCGGTGATCGCCATGCGCAGCGTCCGCTGCTTCTTGCGCACGTCGGCGCGAACCTGCAAGCCTCCTGATTCATCAATCCGCCCACGGTCCCGCACACCGAGCTCCCAGTTCCCGTCCACCTCGTCCGGGAACACGATCGCGTCGCTGATCCACAGGCGGGCCGCTTCGTAGTAAGTGGCTTCGTTTGCTGGCGTCCAGCCCGGAGTGATGCGCAGATAGCGCGCCGGGCTGTGCGACCCGTCCTGAGGCTGGAGCGCCACGACGATCTTCTGAAGGTTGCGTGCAGCATCATCGACCGGCGCCTGTATCCAGTTCGCGCTCCAGTTCACACCATCAATGCTGGTCTCAACCATCGTCGAGTCCCCGCTCCGCATTTCCTGATTGGCGCCGATTAGCGCGACGCACCGGATTACCTGCACGGCGCCCAAGTCCAGCAGGATCACGGGAGCCGAGGTGACTTCGGCGCGCCAGGTCGAAGAAAGCTCGCGCTGTTGCAGATTCGATAACGGAAACTTGGGCAGTTCAGCGCCAGACAGCGGAACACCGTCGGAGAGGTTGCGATAGGCAATCAGTGCAGACATGCGTGTTATCCCCACAGTTTGAGATCGACGCGCCGGCTGAAGAATCGCCGGCGGACGCCGATGACGAGAAGGTTTTTACCGGCCTGCAGGCCGTAACCGGGCCAGACCAGGTGAACCACCTGTCCCGGTTCCAGTGTGTCGGCAATAGAGGCGCCAAGCAGCGCGGTCACGACGTAGAAGCGGCGCGTTGGTCGCCACAGCGTCGCAACCTGGTTGGCCTCGATCTGAATGTCAGAAGGCTCTTGCAGTAGCGTGGCCTTCGGCGGTGCGCCGACGGCCTGCGCATACGTCGCGCTCACTGGGGTGCGGCTGATCGCCGGCGCGCCAGTACGCACACACGTCATTTCGGTCGTGAGTTCGGCGCGAAGCGTGGGCGACACGGTGGTCGCGAGGTCGCCGTCAGCGTGGACGCTGTGATTGCGGCGGCCGGCGATACGTACTGTGAGCCCTTTGGCGAGGTCATCTGACACCTCCACCTCGCCAATGAGGTTGGTGTCATCCAACGTGACCACTGGCGCAGAACGCACGCCCTCGGGAGCTATGACCCGGCCCACCGTCAGGCTGCCATCACGTCGGGGCGCAATCCAGCCGCACCAGCTATCCATGATGTCGCGCAACAAAGCCAGCGCAGTGACCGGGCGGCGCTCGAACGTCGCGATTCGATAATTCGCCCGCGCCGTAATTGCGCTGGCTGCATCGGTGACGTCAGGAGCCGTGCCAATGGCACCGGCGTTGATCCAGCCCCGCCACAGCACGTAGTTGAGCACGTCACCGAGGTGTTCGATCACGCCGCCGGCATTGGGGCCAACCGGATTCGCGACGATCTTTCCTGCCGGCGCGTTGGCGAGGTGGAATCCCACCCGATTAGCACCGGCAGAACGGTATTGCCAATCCTCGACCTTCACCGACGAAACCGTCAGATCATCAATCGTCGCGTCCAGCTCGGTGCGGCCGAGCACGATCTGAAACACGGCCGGACTCGCGACGTCGAGCACAATCGACAACGTGCCCACCGCCGTGATCGCGACGACGACGTCGTCGTGCGGCAGTTTCGACGTGGTGTTCGCTGCCCGGAAAATGACCTGGCCCGCCTTCGGAACAGCGGTCACCGTACAGCTGATCGTGTAGCGATAGCCGACTTGTACGCTGGAAGCCGTATGCGCGATGGTCGTTGTGGCCTGGCCCGTGCTGAGCATGCGCAGCGTGCCGGCTGCGACGCCCTGCTGGAAGCGGTCGCCTGCAGTAAATCCGGTCACGCGCGCCCAGTTCTGAGGCATCTGGACGCCGGCGGTGTCGGCCGCCCAGGTCGTGAATGCGCCGCCGTTCGCCAGGGTGACAGGGTTATGAGCAAAGTACGGATCGTTGGGGCCTTTGAACAGGTTCCCGCGATCGTAGATGGCCGAAATCGACGCGATACCGTCGCCGGCAACAGTGACCGGGCCGCCGGGCGCGCTGTAGCCCGTAATCGGTGCGTGCAGATCGTAGTCACGCACGATCGGATTCGGATCGAGCAGCACGCCCTCGCAGTACAGCGGACGTCCGATGACGATAAGACCAGGCTGAGCCGCGGCCTGCGAATTTGCCTGGTCATCTGGGTAGAGCTGCATCTGCAGCGCGCGGTCGTACAGGGAGAGCGGATCGCAGAGGTGCAGAATCAGCCGACCGTCGCGCGTCGCCGACATGCGATCAACCACCGTCTCCGTCCAGAGCGTGTAGTCCTCGTAGGCATCACCTTCATAGCCGCTCAGCAAAGTAATCGGTGCGCCGCGCCATTCGTAGGTCAGCCACGCATCAAGGCCGCCGTCGACATTGACGAGCACGACTTGCCCATAGCTGGCTGTCGACTGGTTTCCCCATACCCAACAGCCGCCCTCGCAGCTCAGATCGACATCGGAATCGAAGGCGATGCGTGAGACGTAGCGTTGTGCGGCCGCGTAGTCGAGACCGCCCTTCGACTTCGGAGGTACGTAGTCGAAGCCTTCGCTACCGAGATAGAAAGTCGTCGGAACCGGGGCCTCTTTGACATAGAGGCCGGTGTTGGCACCGTCTGGTACCGCATACGCGAACGCCGACGCGCCGAAATTCGCGGTCGCAGAGGCAGTGGCACCGAATGGCCGAAGAAAGCCAACAATGGGGCGCAGGCCGACGCCGAGCATCGACGCCGGCAACGGACATGGTAGCCACACCCCGCCGTTGACGGCGACGAACAGTCGTTGTCCGTCTACGTCAAGCCACAGGCGCACGATCGCGCCGTTCGCAATCGCGCCGACAAACGCAATGGCCAGCCCCTTCGCACGCACGTAGCCGTCACGGCCGACCGCGATCGAGTAGCCCGTCGCGTCAAAGCCCGGCTGCACCGCCAAACTTGCTGCAGCGGTCGCCACGCCGACGGCAATGCCTGCGGCAAGGCCGCCGTCCACGATGGTGACCTGCGTTTCCCAGTACCACTGCCCTGCGGCGATAGGAATTCCCGAAGCGCAGGCCCACGCCACGCCACTTGACGTGATCTTGGTCGCAGTCAGCGCGCTATTGCTCAGGACAACGCTCGCGTCCGCGAGCAGCCAGGCGCCTGGAACGATCGGTCGCTGGACGCTCGGCGAAACTTCGGCCAGCAGAATGCGACGGCGATCAACCATAGCGATTGCTCCGGTTGGTGCTGCCGTCACGAAGCGTCCGGTTGGTTTCTTCGCGCTGCTGGCGAGCTTTGGCGTCGCCGGCGTCGACGGTCTGCGCGGTCCGCGTGTGCCCAGCCGCGTTGCTGCGCTCCAGCGATTCGAGGCGCTCCTCGATGCGCTTCAGCCCAGCAACCAGGCGACCGTCGTCATTGGACGACGAACGCGGTAGCTGCCAGTTCGCATCGCGGAACCAGGCGTTGACCGCCGCCGGCACTACGGCCTCACCATGGTGGATGTTCGCGAGCTGATCGCCATCCACAAAGCCCGTGCCGACGGCGTAGCTCGGAATGCCGGCACTTGAGTTCGCGGCCGCCAGGTTCGCGTTGATCGCACCGAGTACATCGTTCATCCAGACCAGCACCTCAAGCTGATTGCCCGCGATACTCTGGATGTCGCCCAGGTAGTCGAGCTGCGTCAGCGCGCTGCTCGGCACGATGCCCTCGAAGAACGGCGCGAGTTGATTGCGCAGGTCCGGCGACAGCGCCGTCACAGCCTCGCGCAGCGTGCCGATCGCCGCGTTCGCATCGGCCTCCGTCGTGGCAGACGAGATGGCTTCCAGCAGCGGTCGTAGCTGGTCACGTTGGGCGCTCGGGAGTTGGTCAATCGTCCCGGCCAGGGCCTGGTTGAGAAGGCTCTGCCGGTCGGTCAAGTCACCCAGGTTGATGCCAACGGCTTCCGACAGCTCAGCGAGGTTCATGCCGAGACTCGCAGCCAGCGCGGCCAGTGACTGGGTACTTTCCACGGTGAGCGCGCCCAGATCGATACCGAGCCGCTGCGTCAACTCTGTGATGCCGGTTCCCAGGTCCGTCAGCTCGATCCCAAGGTTCTGCGTCAGCTCGGTCATGCTGACACCTAGCGTGGTCGCCATGTAGCCCAACACGTCAACGCTGGCTGCCGTGAGATTTGACAGATCCACGCCAAGGTCAGTCGCCAGCGTGCGCAGGTTCACGCCTTGGGCCTGAATCAGATCGAAGATCGGAACGCGGAACAGTGCGGCGAAGTCAGCCAGGTGCTGCACGAGCTGCTCGGCGAGCTGCCTGCGCTGTTCCGCATACTGCCCGGCCAGCGCCGCATCGCGCGCCGCGTAGAGCGCCTGCAGCTCTGCCGAAGGTCCGACGGTGTAGGTTTCGCCGCTGTCGCCCGGCCGTGCATGCGGGTTCGCCATGCCCGTGACCGCCTGCAGCAACTGGCGCACCCAGTCGGACTGGGCGTTGAAGTCGCCGCCGCTCGTCAGGGCGCCGCGCTGCAACCGCAGGTACAGCTCGGCGAGCTGCGGCAACCGAGACAACGCTTCGGTGTCGCCACGCATGGCTGCGGCCTGGGCATCCAGCAGTTGGTTGCGCGCTTCCTCGATCTGCTGTTCCGGCGACAGTGAGCTGAGGTCGCCGAATAGCATGCTGTCGAGATAGTCCTGCACGGACTTGATCCCGTTCGCCCACTGCTCGAACAGATTGGCACCGGCGTCGGCAACGCTGTTGATACCGCCGGCGGCATTCTGCGATGCGCTCTCCAGTTCGGAAATGCGCTGATTGATCAGGTCGAGGTTGCCCGGCACGGCGCCGTACAGGTCCGCGACTAGGCGCGTCATCTCCGCCTGGAGCTGGCGCGCGGCCGCGCCGATCTGTCGCATAGCCCAGTGATGGATGGCGGCAACCTGTATCGCGCTCGCCCCTTCGGCGCCGCGCGACCGGGCCAGCGCGTTCGCGGCGTCGATAGCGGCCGATTCCTGCGTATGGATTGCGACCAGTGCTTGACCAAACTGCGACAGCCCACGGCCGGCCAGGCCCATCGGTCCAAGCACCTGCGCCACCTGCTGCTCGAGCTGCGCCTGCGCATTGGTGAGCAGCGCGAGCGCGTTGCCCGCCTGCAGCCATTTGACGATGTCCTCTGCGCTGAGCTTCGGGAGCGCCCGCTCGAACCTCTCGCGGAAGTCCGCCATGCTGATGTCGGTGTCCAGGCCAAGCCCAGCCAGCTGGTCGTCGACACTGGTTCGCATGAGCGCGACCTGCTGTCCGAGCAACTCGCCTTCGCTGTAGAACGACCGGAAAAATGCCGTCCAGAGCTTGTTCGCCTCGTCAAGCCCACCGGCTGCGTCAGCGATCTGCGCCGCAAACGTCTCGAACTGCTGCGCCGACAAATCGAGCGTCACGCCCATGTTGTGCAGCGAGGCGGTGAGCAGATCCGTTGCAGCGCCCGCACGGCTCGTCAGGTCGGACAACGCACCCAGAGCGCGTCCCGCTTCCAACCATTGCACGATTTCCTGGGGCGACAGCTTCGGGAGGGCGCGCTCAAACTGCTCCCGGAAATCGGCGAGCGTGGCGTCGGGGGCGAGCCCGATCGCGGTCAGCTGCGCGCCGACGTCGGCCTGCGCTCCATCGCGCTGCCGGAGCAGCAGTTGCTGCTGGCCGAAGAATTCCTCGAAGTACGAAGTCCAAAGCGCCCGCGCCTGGTCAACGCCACCGGCAGCCTCCGCGATGTCAGCCGCGAACTGGACGAATGCGACGCGACCGAGGTTCAGCTGCTGGCCGAGGATCGCCAGAGCGTCCTCGAAGATCATCGTCGACTCTTGCAGTCGGACGTAGGTTTCCAGCAACGACTCGTCGCCGACCTGGTTGTCCTGAACCAGTTCCGTGACGTCGGCGAGCGTGAACTTCTCGCTGAGCAACGCGCGTCCCTTGACGAGATCGACCTGCGCGGCGAGCAGCATGCTCGCGCCGTCCAGCAACAGGTCCGCGTTGTGGCGCCACTGTTCGGCAACGTCGTGCCCCGCGCCGCCGGCGGCTTCTACCGCACCGATCAGCTGCTCGGCGTTCAAGCGTTTTTGGAACTGCTCGAAGCTCTCTTTGTACTTCACGCCGAAGAACACCGACATCTCATCGGTGTACTTCACGTTCCCCTTTCGGGTGTATTTGGTGACCGTCTCCCAGTAGCCCTCGATGAGGGGCGGGACTTCGATCTGCAGCTGCGCCGCGGCAGTGCGCATCGTGCTCGATGCCGTCCGGAAAATCGCCGCCGCAGCGGCCTGCATTTCCGGCGTCGCTTCTTCGTCGCGGCCGCGCCACCGGGCACGACCGAGTGCGTCGCCCGGTGCCGCGAAAAACCGGGCGCTGCCGTATTTCTTGTCGAGAATGTGGATGTTTGCGTAAGCGGCTTGATCCTGGACGCCGATGCTCTGCGTGATGGTGTCAGGCTTCCATTTCGTTCCGAAAACTTTCCCGCCAGAACCCATGTCGAGTGCGGCAACCAGCGCGAGAATCCAGCCGACAATCGGAATCCACGAGGCACTGCCGATGGCCGCGTAGGCACCGCCTGCCGCGGCGCCGAGGCTCGCGCCACCGGCGACGCCAGCGGCCGTACCGGCCACGCCCATGCCGAGAGCGCCATACGTCACGCCGGCACCGACACGATTGTGGAACTGACCGTCGCTGGCGCGCGTTGCGCCGTAGTACGCCCCAAGAACGCCACCGCCCCAGGCGGCCGCAGAGCCGTAGGCGCCCAGCGAGCCATAAGGCTGCGCTGCGCCGGCCGACGCGGATAGATTGATTCCGCCGGCCGCGGTGTTCGACGACAGGCTGTACGCATTGCCCGCGGACGCTGATAGATCAATGCCGCCGGCAGCCGCGTTTCCGGCCAGCGACGAAGCGCCGCTGCCGAAGAAGTAGTTCTGAACGTAGTTGCCCGCGACGGACGTCAGAGCGTTTGTGAACAGGTTCGCCCCGCTGCCAGCGCCACCGCCGCCAGCGGCGTAGCTCACGCCGGCCCCGATGAACGACCCCCACGCGTTGCCGCCGGCCGGGCTCCCGCCGCTGCCGACCGCGCCACCACCGCCACCGCCAGCACCACCGCTGCCGCCGCCGAATACCGCGTTCAACGCGGCACCCCACCAGCTGCCGCCACCGCCACCACCGGCACCGCCGCCCGTGAATGTGCCGATCACGCGCGTGCGGAACCATTCGGCGAGCATGCGCGTCACAACGTCGCGCAGGTTGTTGGCCAGGTTCTTCAGTGTATTGCCGCTGCGAGACACGGCATCGAATACCGCGTCTGCGTAGTCGCCCCACATCTGCTGCGAGCGCTGAAGTTGCTGGCGCTCGGCATCAAGCGCCGCGCGCGTCCTTTCCTGATGCTGGTCGACCGCTCGACGCTGATCACGCAGATCAGCCAGCTTGCGCAGGCGCGCCTCTTCCGCCTCCTGCATCTTCTGCGTTGGAGGGCCAAGAGCCAGTGCAGCCTCGTAGAGCGCAACCGATTCGCGCACGCTCTCGTTGTACTGCACCTGGGCGTCGTCGAGGCCCGCTAGAACGTCACGTCCCTTCGCCAGTTCGGCATCCAGATCCGCGCTGCCGGCATTGATCTTTTCCATAGCCTCGACGGCGGGCTTCAGCGTTTTCGCGTAGCGGTCCCAGGCTTCGCGCAGCGCAATCGCGGCTTCACCCTGGCTGCGGAGCGCCGGCGTCAGCTTCGCCTGCGACAGCCGGTAGCGATCCAGTGCGGTGCCGCTCTGACCGTAGACGGCGATTTCTTCCTTGAGCTTGGCCACCAGTTCAGCACCAGCAGATGCGACCGACTTGGTCGCGGTCTCCTTCTTCATCGTGCTGCTGATCGTCTTCAATAGCGCTTCGTTTTCAGCCTGAATGGTCGCGATCTGCGCCGCCGACGCATTAGCCGCTCGCGCTGCCGCGACACGCGTATTGGCCAGCTCGGTCCAATAGCCGATCTGCCCCCGTTTCGCTTTCTCGAACTCCGCTTCGGACTTCTTGGCTTCTGCGGTCAGCAGCGCAAGAGCCTGTCTCGCCTGATCACCTGAAACTTGGCCGGCTGTAGGGTTAAATACCGCATCGAAGTTGAGATTCTTCAGCGATCCCGAAAGGCGATTCACCACGTCGTCGAGCGCGGTGTATTCGATCTTGACTTGTTCTAGTTTCGGTACCAACGAGAGCAGCGCCGTCCCAGCGCCCTCCGCACTTGACTGCTGCGCGTAGGCCACACGCGCTTCAAGCCCTTCCATTTCCGCTCGTTTGGCATTGAGGTTTGCTTGCGCAGCTGCGAGCTGCTCGGTCGCATTGGTCCATTCCCGCGCCATCGTGGCGAAGTCGGGCAACTGGTCGTAGTGCTGCTTCGCGCGCTCAATTTGCGCGACAAGGCCGTCGATACTCTGTGCAGCGTCGTTCGTCGCTTTGACGCCGGCGTTGAACTGGCGCACCCGCTCCGCCTCGGCATTGCTCATCGCCTGCATCGCGGCGACCAAGCCACCGATCGCGAGCATGGCGACGCCAATCGGGCCACCCGCCAACGCGAGCAGACCGGAGCCCATACGGCTGAGCAAACCGAGCTTGCCGACTCCAGCCGCTGTCGCTGCCTCCTGCGCAGCGGCAAGGCGAAGTTCTGCGCTGGCCAGCGCGGCAGTGCTACCGCCGACCAGCACCATGGCGCGTGCCTTGGCTACCTGTGCTTCCGCCTCGGCCAGCGCGCTCGCGGCCACGCGGCGCTGCGCGGCATCTTGCAGGGCAGCCTGAGCCACGGACGCCATGCGCGCGGCCGCGAAGGCCAGCAGTGCGACCACGACGAGATTGAGATTGCCGCCAAGCACAACCAACGAGCTCGCGACCAACGTGGCGACGCCGGTGGTCTTGGCCAGCTCGCCGACCGTCTTGAGGACCGTATTTTCGAGCTGCGTCCACGCACGACCGATCGTCAGCGGCAGCTGGTCAAATTCGGATTTGATCGCGTTCGCCTGGTTCTTCAAGGCAGCGACCATGCGATCGACGGTCACGGTGCCGTCGTTGACTTGCTTTCTCAGCTCGCCGGCAGTGAGGCCCAGGCCGGCGGCAAGCGCTCGTGATAGGCGCTCGCCTTGTTCGACAACCGAGTTGTACTCCTCGGCGCGCAGCACGCCGCCAGCGAAGGCTTGCGATAGCTGCCGGATGGCATTGGCTTGGTCTACCGAACTCGCGCCGCTGAGAGCGAATGCCTGATTGATCGTCTCGGTCAGTCCCAGCAGTTCACGCTGGGTCGTAGCCGTCCCCGACATCGAGTTGGCCAGCTTGGTGTAAAGCGTGGCGGTTGCATCGACTTGGGTAGACGTGCGTTGACTGATCGCAAAGACTTCAGCCTCTGCGATCGCGTACTGTTCTTTCGTCTTCGTCGCGAGCTTGATGCGCGAGGTGAGATTCGCCCATGCGTCCGCCGCAGAGGCCAGGCCACGCAGGACCGCTACGGCGCCGCCAGCGACCGCAACCAGCTTGACGAGCTGGTTCTTCGCGTCCTCGGCCAACGATGAGAGACGAGCCGTAGGCGCATGGGCGGATGCCATGCCCTGTGCCGCGTTCTGGCCGCCTTGGCGTGCAACTACGCCCATGCGCTGGCTGGCCTCTGCGACCTGGTTCACCACCTTGACGGCAACCTTTCCGTCGGCGTTGATGCGCAGGTTTACGGCGAATTCGGCCACAGGGTTCCTTCCATTCCAGTTGCGGTATGCGGCGCGCTACTGCGCGCCGATCACTTCGCCTTCTTGCGCCGCTTCGCGTGTTTCTCCTCCTCAGCGTTGCGGATGCCAGCCACCACACGCGCCATGAGCTGCACGCCATCGAGGTATCGGGGCCAGTCCGTGCGCGGCACGCGGGACATCAGGCAGGCGGCACGCACTTCCGACGCGCTGGCGCCCTGCCAGATCACGCCCATACCGATAGCGACCTGCGGCTGGCAGCGCTCAAACACGCGCACGACGCCGATGTTTTCCGGGAGGACACCGACCCATATCTCGCCGACAGGCCGCGTTTTCTCCACGCGTTCATAGCCTTCACCGGCCCACGGAACATTGCCTTCGTCGTCGTCCTCTTCGTCCTCCTCGCCGCCGTCATCCGGCGGCGGGAGAATCCATGGCTCGACGGTCTCGTCGATCGCGCCGCCGGCTAGTACTTGCGCGATCGCCGCGAGTTTTTTCCGGACTGGTGCCGCATCACGGCATCGCTCGCGTTCTTGCCATAGCGCCCGGTGTAGTCACCCCACATCGCCGCCTGCGTGAAGCGGTTGCGAATGGCGCATTCGAGCGGCGATACCTCCTCGCCGGTCTTCGGGTCGGTCCCGGCCGGGACGCCCTCGACCGAAATGACGACCTCGCGTAAGTAGTCGCCGATCGTCAGGCCCTTCTCGTCGAGTTCGTCGGACTCCTGTTCGTCCAGCACCCTGTACGTCGCCTTGAACGAAAAGGGCTTCCAGACGTCAGCCCCGTTACCGGGGAGCTGGCACTGAATGGTTGCGGTCATGGTGCTGGTGGCGAGCAGGTTGACGTCGAGTTTCTCGGACACGGTTTTTCTCCTGATGCGGCGGTGCCGCGTAGTGCGTTGGTGGGAAGAGGGTTACGGCGTCGTGTCGCCGAAGGCGATGAACACTTCGTCGCCGCCCGTGCTGGACGGGACGCACGGGCCGGAAATCTCGTAGCCGTAGTAGCCGTCGATGTCCTGTCGCTGGATGTTTTCGATCTGCATGCGCACGCCGTGCTCGCTGTAGAGCCCGACCTTGGTGTTGCTCTCGTAGGTGCGGAAACGGATCGTGATCAGCCTGTTCGCATCGCGGACGGTCGTCAGATTGATGTCGGCGTTGCGCGGCCGCAGCAGCAGGCACTTGGCCGTCGGCGTGCGGTCCTTGTGGCCGTTGAGGCGCAGACCCGTGAACATCGACGACGTGACCTCGGAACCGGAATCCCATTCCAGGTGCTTGCAGCGCAATTCCAGGTCCGTCACGTCGCCATCGACGGTGCTCAGAAACGCCACCGAGTTGTCCCAGGTCGCGACCGTCGATTCGGTTTCGTTGACCGGGATTTCCGGCGCAACGCCTTCCAGGATCGTGTCGTAGTTGCCCTGCAGGCGCGCCTTGGCGGACATGCCGTCGTCGATCGCCATGCGCACAGCGCTCAGCGTGTGGCGGGCGCTCTGCAGATTCAGGACTTCACCGCCCTGGTGGAACCGCGACCAGGCCGCGGGGATGTTGTGGCTGATCGGGTTGTAGCGCGTGAGCTTGCTGGGCAGCGACTTCGTGATGGCGAAGCCGGACGGCAGCAGGATGCGCTCGCAGAACGCATTGCCCGTGGCACCGGCCGCGCCGGGCGTCGTCGGCGGGAACAGATCGAACGTTCCCTCGATAAAGGCGCGCTTCTTGATCGCCTTGAACGGTCGCCCGCCCCAGAACGGACGATCGGGCGTGCGCTCCTTCTTCTCGATTTCGGTACCGGCCGCGCCGTCGTAGAACCGGATGCCGTCAGTCGCCGGGTCCAGAATCGGATCGGTGTTGGCGATGGCTTCCATCTTGACCAGCACGCCGCGCTGGGTGAAGTACTCGATCTGGGGTTCAGCCATTGCTGCTCTCCTCGCGCTTCTTGCCGCGACGCGCGGCGGATTCGGTGTCGATCGCGTTCGACGGTTCCACGAGCGCCTCGGGCGGCTGGGCCGGCTCCGGCTTGACGCGCGCGATGTCGCGGCCGGTGCTGACGTACTCGCCGCCGCGCGTCGGGAACGGCATGTCGAATGCGGTACAGGCATGCGGGTTGGGCTTGTTCATGGAGTGGCCTCGGTGGTGTGGCGGTAGCTGGTGGACAGCAGCAGCTGGCGGACCATGTGGTCGCCGTACGCCTGCTCGGCGCCGCTGGCCCGTATCGTGAACGGGCGGAATTCCGCATTCGGTCGCCAGCCGAAAAAGACGCTGCGCACGGCGCGCTCGAACTCGGTCATCGCCGCGACCACGCGTGCCGCGCCGCCGGCGTTTCGCACCCAGAGCACGAGCTTCACGACGACGGTAACGTTCTGCATCGGTAGGCCGGTCGCGCCGATCGCCTGGTCACCGGCTTCCTCGCTCAGCACATACAGGGCCGGCACCGCGTTCGGCGGCGTTTCCAGCGCGGCTTGCAGATCAGCGGCGTTGCCGACCAGGCGCAGGCCGGCGATGCTGGTGGCGCGCTGAATGACGCCATCAAGGGGAAACGGCCCGATCACTGGCCGTAGTCCCGCAGGGTTTCCTGCGTGTACACACGCGGCGGCGCACAGAACTCCGGTGCGCCCGCGCTCGGCGGCGGCAGCGGATCATTGGCGCCGAGGCTGAACTTGCCGTCGCGCGTTTGTTCCAGGAAACGGATCGCGTCGCGGTAGTCACGCACGACCGGGTCGGATTCTTCCCGCGTGCCGACGCGGTCCTTGTTGAGCATGTAGCGGGCGATCTGCCGAGCCCACACCGAGACGATGCCCGGCACGGGGTTGAGCGGCAGCGCATACGGATGCGGCTTGCGCAGCGCCAGATACCCTTCGATCACGCCATCGGCACTGACGAGCGCTGCGACGACGCGCGCCTGGGCTTCCCCCGCAACGGCAACGTCGGCGGGGTCGAAGCGGCTAAGGTCCTCGCCGCGCAACGCAGCCTCGAACAGTTCGTCGCTGACGACGGCATACCGTTCGGGCGTGGTGAGCTGAGCGAACTCGCGTGCGAGATTCGCGTCAGCCAGTTGGGCGAGCGTGCAGTACATCTTAGAAGCTCTCCGGCTTCGTGACGCTGCGCACGAGCCACATGAGGCCCGTCTGCAACTGCGTCTTGGCGATCGCGAGCGCGCGCTTGTCGACGCTGGCCAGCGCTTCGGTCGCTTCGACGACCAGGCCGAGGTCCGCGCCGCGGTCCTTGATCGCGTTGACCAGGTCGATCTCGGCGGCGTCGAGTTCGCGATAGCCGCGAATCTGGCGATGCTGGTTTTCCATTACTTCACGGCCTTCTTGTTGGCGGCCGACGCGGCCTTGGTAGCCGGCTGTGCCGGCGGCGGCGCTTCGGCCTTGGGGGTCTGCGGGGCATCGGTGATCGGCTCCGGCGGCAAGGCATCCGCGGCGTCCTCACTGAGCACGCGAGCGGTCTGGTACGGGCGCGCTTCCTCGACGCTCATCGGCACCAGCGTGGGCGGCTTCACGACCGCACCGCGGAACTTGAACGGCGACAGCACCGCATAGAACAGTTCGGCGTTGGGTTTGGACATGGCGGGGCTCCTGAAGAAATGCCGGTCTCTCCCGGCGGTCACGACGGCGTCATCGGGGTCGTTCCCTTTCTCGGGGGTGCGTTTGCGTTACGCGGGATCGGCGCCCGCGTTCTGGATCAGGTAGCCCGCGGTGACGCCGCTGAGGACCGGCGTGCGATCGCAGCTGACCGGGTACACCCAGGACACGCGGTTCTCGTCGCGATACGGGGCGCGCACGCTCGGATGGCCCTTGATCGTGTAGGTGTAGCCGTAGCTCGGCCGCGCGTTGCTGCGACGGTTGCTGCCCGTCGGCGGCGCGACGTAGGCGAGGATCACGTCGTGACCCCATACGTCGCCGAAGTCGTCGGCCTGGCCGCTGGCGACCACCGACTCGCCGATAACGACGTTCGGGATCTGCCACATCTTCGCGATGACTTCCGCCGTCAGCGCGGGGATGCTGCGGTGATCCATGTACGCCTGGATCTTCGCGTTGCTCTCCAGCGCCGAGAACGCGCTATCGGAAATCAGGATCGTGTTCGGGCGGATGCCGATCGACTTGCGGATCGCGTTCTTGCCGGCAGTGACATCCGCGGTCGGATCGCCGTTGGCGCCGCGCCAGCGGTCGGCACCGAGGAGCGCGACCTTGTGATCGACGTCGTACAGCGCCGGATTGCGTGCAATGTCCGCGCACTCGCATTCATGCTCCAGCGCGAACACGTCCAGGATCAGATCGACCGAGTCGCCGGCCTGGTCGACACCCGGAACCTTCAGCGCGTCGTTCGCGGTTTCGTCCGGCACGACCGCTTCGAGCGCGCTCGGGACGATCGCGTATTTCTCGCCGTCGTAACCGAACGTCACGCGTTTCGTCGGGCTACCCGGCGCGCGCTTGGTGTTGTAGCGACGAAAACCTTCCTTGCCGAAGGTGAGGATCTGACCACCGTAGATGCCGACTTCGGCGCTCGGAAAGAGGTGATGGCCCACGTTGCCGGGGCGCACGTAGCCACGCGCATGCGTGGTCAGAATGGGGTCGATGACGCGGGACTGTGCAGCGGTCTGCTGAGTCATGGGTAATCTCTCGAAAGGGGCAATCGGGTGCGCGGCGACGTGCAGTGCGTCAGGGCGCGTTCGGAATCAGCAGCACTTCGATGCGATCGCCATCGGCGGCGGCGGCCTGAAGGGCCTGCGCCACCGACACACCCGCGGTGCGCGTGACGGCCTTGCCGTTGGCACCGACCTGCAGATAGGCGTTCTTCGCGATGACGCCGCCCGCGGTAACGATCGTGGTGCCGAGCACGTCGGCGTTGAACCGCTCGCCGACGGCCGCCGCCTTCGTGGTCGAAACACCGACACTGGTGCCGGCCGCCGTAGCATAGGCACCGTCGGCGCCGACAAAACGCTCGGCTTCGATCGCCGCGCTGGCAACGATCGCCAGCGAGAAAATGGAAATCTTCTGGGTCATGACTTGCTCCTGGGTGTGACGAGATCAGCCGCCGACGGCTTTGACGGCAGCCAGCCAGGACATGCCGGGGTGCTGGCTCTGGTAAGTCGAGGCACGGGCGTGCAGTTCGAGCTGCGAGGCATCGACGCTTTCGCCCAGCGGCGCGGCGAAGGACGCGACCGGCGCAGCGGTAACCGCCGACTTCTCGGTGTAGTCGACGCGCTTCGGCAAACTCGTGAGCAGCTCGCGTAACGCCTGCGCCGGCTGCACGGTCGTGGTGGTGCCGTCGCCGGCCGCGAAGCTCAGCGGCTTGTCTGCAGGCAGAACCAGCAGCAGCTCGGTGACGGTCGCCGCTTCGCGCGGCAACAGCCGTCCCGACTGCACCAGACTCGTCGCGAACGCCGCGACATCGGCACGGCGCGATTCCTGCTCGCGCGCCGCGATGGCCTGTTCACGCGCCTGCAGGTTGGCAGCCTGCTGGTTCAACTGCTGTTCGCGCGCAGCGAAGTCGGCGGTCTGAGATTCGGACACGGTAGTTTCCTCGGTGTGAGGCGCGGCGAACGCCGGGCCAGGAAGGGAAGCGGTTTCGGCGGGGGCAGCGTCGGGCTGCGCGGCTTCGATCAGCGAGTCGATCTGCCAAGTCGGAATGACCAGTTCGGCCGCATCAGCGCCGTCACGTTCGATGAGCCAGTCGCGCAGGCGGCGGAACATGCTGGCCACGTCGCGGAAGCCCCAGCGCCGATCGCTGGCGAATTCGACGCACTGATCGGCGGCGGCGAATTGCGCGTCGCGCAATCCCTTTACGGCAGGCGGCGTCGCGCCGAGCCAGCCGACATGGTTGAGGTAGTACTGGCCCGGCGTGGGGTTGCCCGGAGAGTTGGGCAGCAAGAACGACGAGCTGCGCTTCTTGTAGCGGCCCGAGTTGACGATGTCGGCGAAGGCTGGGTCGATCTGGTGCGTCTTGGCGATGAGGCTGTCGCCGTCCACACTCAGTGCTTTCACCCAGGCACCCGCCGGAGCGGCGATTTCCGGGTGACCGATGACATGCGGCGCTTCGTGCTTGGCCGGGTCATAGCCGCTCGCGATAGCGGCCAAATCGGCACGCGTGATATTCCACGTGCGGCCGTGCATGTCGATGTGCTGACCGGCGCGGAAGATTTCGATGTCGGTGGTGGTGGCGGCGTCCATGTCGGTGCATGGTCCGCATCGGGGCGTCGCGGGTAATCGGCCCCGGTTCCGAACTTTTCTCGCGGGCGCTACGTGAGCGCGGAGTCCTTGCAGCGACGAAACGCGTAGACGGGAATCGTGATGCCGCATTCCGCGCGTGACACGCGGGGTTTCAGCGCGGATCGCCCCTCAGCAGGTATCAGCGTCGCGGATAGCGCCTCAAAACGCCGACACGGCCGCACAGGCGGCCGCGGGAAAATACCTCATTTCGGACGAACAGCGGCGTCGCGTAGATGTTGCTCGCCGAGTTCAACGATCGCCTGCGCGTCCTCGTCGCTGATACCGAGGAACGGACGTGCCGGGATGTCAGCCCACGGTGTCTTGCCACCGGAGAAACTGTGCTTCTTCGCGCCGCGCTGCTGCACACCGGCATATTCCATCGGGCTGCCAATGTCCACGAAGCCGGGCCAGGCGCGATAGAAGAGCGTGCCGACCAGGGATTTGGTTTCGCCGATCAGCGGCTTCTTACCCATCACGCGAGCCGCGCCGGCTTTGTTGATACGCCCGTCTGCGCCGCTGGAACTCTTGTGCTTGCTCGCCAGGCGTACGTACGTGCTTTGCGCGTTCGGCGCCCATGCGCGACCACTGGGACCAATCGACGTTGCGAATCGCTGCTTGGTGGATTCGGTCAGATACTCGCCGAGGTCTTGCATCAGCGGCGTCAGGTCCGTTGCCGCAGCACGCAGTCGCGCAAACAGCGATCGGACATCGTCGTCGTCGACTTCGATCTTTTCGGTGATCATGGTTTTCCGGGGGTCGGGCGCTTGCTGCTCTCGCGGTAGACGGTCAACGACTTCAGCGCCAGCGTGCGGCGATTGCTTAGCGGCGCGAACACGGCAACGTGCCGCTCCTCGCCGAACACCTTCTCGACGTGAACCAGGCCGCTTTCGATCGAGAGACCATCCACGCCGTTGAGGAGCTGTGGTAGTCGCACGTAGTCGCGCGGCGTGATGGCGCGTTGGCCAGTGGCCGTGTCGGCCTGCGCGTTGCCGAGTTCCTTGACGGCACGCTGATCGAGCGACCAGTCGAAGCTAGCCACATTGATACCCAGCGCTTCGCGAATGGCGCTCGCCTGGTCGGATGTAGTGAGACCGAGCGTGCGATGCGGCGGAATGTCCAGATGCGTGCGCCCTTCGAGGATCTTCTGTGCGTAGAGCCGCGCGTCGTCCGCGACCGAAGGCAACGATCGGTAGGCCGTGGCCAGTGCATCGCGCTGACTGTCCGGCACGCCCTGCATGTATGCCTTCGCCAGCGCGTCATCCCATTGCTGCGCCTTGGCCGCCATCTGCGCCACGGTATCGCTGACGGTATCGCCGGGCGTGTAGTCCCAGCCTTTGTCGATTCCGACCGGCGCACCTGTCTTCGGATCGACAGCGTCCCAATCGTCCGGCAGCGCCTTCGATGGATCGCCGCCAAGCCGCCGGGCATCTTCCGGTGACCGCAATCCGATGGTGCGGCATGTGCAGCCCCAACCGTTCGGCGCCGAGTGTCGAATCCAGAACGGATGATCTGCGGGCAGCACGAGACCGTCCCAGCGCTCGTGCTGCAGGCGCGGCGTCTGAGGGTCGCCGTGCTTGTACATCCGATAGGGGAACTTGCCATCGCGTAGCTGCGCCTGTCGGCCAGCGGCGTAGCTGGTGATCAGGTTGGTGCGGTAGATCGTGCGGGTACGCCAGTCGAAACCGCCGGTGTAGTCCCAGCCGGATTTTTCGACGAGCGCGGCGAAGTCCTTGCGGAATGCGTCGATGCTCTTGCCTTCGGTAATCGCGCGATCAACCGCGGCAGCGAGCCCCGCCAGCAAGTCGGCGGATTGAGCGCCGGCCACCATAAAGGCGCGGTCGTGCTGCTCGCGCAGCATGTCGGTCCAGCGCTGCGTCGGCACCAGGTTGCCGAGCTTGCCGCGGAAGAACGCGACCTGTTCGGCAAACGGGCGCTTCAGCACACCGGCGACGGCCGGGTCACGCTGCGCCGTGCTAGCCACGAGCGGACTCCTGGATCACGTCATAGCGGCCGGCCAGGTCAGCGGCGGCCAGCGCCATTTGCATGACCTCGCCGAGCTGCTCGACCGGCAAGTCCGCATATGCGGCGAGCAGGCCATCGCGTAGGGCGGGCAGGTCAGGCGCGGTCTCGACCAGGCGCGTGATTGTGTCGAGGATGGCGGTCCAGGCCGGCGCGGCCTGGGCCGCCAGCGCATCGGTCTGCGTGTCGATCGGCGTAGCATCCGGCTGACCGGCAGCGAACGCCGCGGGCGGTAGCGCTTCGGCCGGCGGCGTGGCCGCGGAGACCGGCTCATAACCTTCGCCGAATACCTGGAGGACTCGCGCCAGTGTGGGCTTGTAGCCGACGCGGCTAAGGCGTTCGTCACGCTCAGCGAGCTTGTCCAGATCGGCGCTCGCCTCGGTGACGCGGTACACGCGCGGGATAGCAGCGCCGGGGAAATTCCACTCGGTGAGCCAGCGTGCTGGGCCGATATTGAAGCTCTCGCACACCAGATCCGCGTCGGCCTTGATGATGTCGGCACGCACTTCCGACTGCAGGGTGTCGTTGCCGAGTTTGCCGGGCGTTCCCTGCGTGCTAGCCGTCTGGCCGAGCACGACCTTCTGGATGATCGCATCCATGGTGTCGTGCAGCGCCTTGTAGTCCGCCGTGCCGCTGCGCGCCGCTTCGAGCAGCTGCAGCTCCATCCCCTTGGGCATGATGATGCCGCTGTCCGTCTGAATCGCGCGTGTGGCGGCCAACAGCTTCGCACGCTCGGGATCGCTGGCATCCGTGTCGTACTTGCCGACGGCAGTCGGCTGACCGAACTTTTCCAGGAACATCAACCAAAATCGGATGTTGTTGCGCTTGAATAGCACCGGCCAGTACAGCCAGTGCGCCAGGCCAAGGCCATAGGGTTCGTCGTCGTTGTCGGCGCCGGTCTGGAAGCTCCAGAAATACGGGGCCGGCGCCGGCACGCCTTCGGTCATGCTCGACGGCGTGAGCAGCCGCAGCTCGCCCTTCGGCGTGTAGCGGAAACGGCGCCGGTTGCGCACCTTGATCGCATCAATGCAGATGCGGTCGTTGTCCGGGCGGTAGATCAGCTCGGCCGGCGCGTAGCCGTAGAACACGCCATAAAGCATCTTGGTCGTGGCGTTGTCCCAGCCGACGGCGTTCAGCTGTTCGCGCAGGGAATCCGCGGCCTGCCGGTCGATGCGCTTGGTGCCGCCGGCATCCACCTGCCACTCGCATTTCGTGACGGCGAGTTGGCGCTGGCTGAACGTCGCTTTGACTTCCGGGTCGGACAGCACCTGTTCGTAGATCAGCAGGTCGTTCGCGCCGCGCGCGCGCAGCACGCTGTCGTAGGGCATGAGCAGCGGGCCGGTAAAGCCGCGCGTGATGTCGATGCCATCTGCCGTCGTCGCGATTTCTCGGCCCAACTCCGGGCGAGGCGTGGTCACAGGTAACCTCCAAAGTCATTGCCGCCCGGCACGCTGCCGAAGCCGGTATCGGACAGATCGGCGCCGACGTCGGCGGCGGCGCGCGCGCCAGTGGACTGGAACTCGATCGGGATGCGCGGATTGCCGATCAGCTGGTTGTAGGCGCCCGACAGGGCGTCAACCTGGTCGTCGTGCGCCCCTTTCGGAAAGCTCTCCAGCTCGTCGAGGAACGCCTCATTCCACGGCCCGCGCACCAGGCGGATGCGGCCGTGCTCTGCCGCCGTGGATGCGGGCGTGGCGCGCGTTTCCTTGTCGCCCTGCGGCGGCACCGTGAACACGACGAAGCTCGCGAGCAGCTGCACGTAGGTTTCGGCCTCGAACTTGCCGGCTTGGCCGGGGTCCTGCTCGATGCCGATGGAAATCCGTCGCCCATCCTGCTCAGCCGTGGCACGAACGCGCTTGGCCACCTTGCCGGGCGTTCCCCGAAACCGCTCGACATGCTCGATGTAGACATAACCGTCACCGGCGAGGCATGCGCGCACGCCGGCACTCCAGTCGGGATCTGGATTGGATTCGCTGGGTTCCGTGCCGGCGCGGTCCCAATACCGAATACGCCGGCCCACCGGCGGCGCGGCATCGACGATGGGGAAATACGCTTTCTTGAAGTAGTCCCCCGCCGACGGTTTGATTTTCCAGTTGCCCATCTTGAGCCGTTCACGCTCGACGGATGGCAGTGCTTCCAGATTGGCGAGGTAGCCCGGATCGCGCTCCAGGCCCAGCTTGTTGTCCTGGAATGAGGACGCGATGAACGTAAAGCTCTTGGGCTGTGCGCCGGGCTGCTGTGCTATCAGATCTTCGGCCGTATCGCCCCAGACGATTTCGTTGTTGCGCCGGATGAAGTACCGAATCACGCCGGAGCGCTCGGGGATCGCGTAACCCGTGTCCTGGTTGATCCACCAAGCGATGAACTTCGCGACCCAGCTATCCGGGTCGGGGTTGCAGGTCGCGCGTACGTAGGGCCGCACGCCGCAGGTCGAGCGGTTGCGACTGAGCAGGTACCAGAACTGGCCAGCCGAGAAATGCGTGACCTCATCGAAGCCGATAAACGCGATCTGCGAACCCTGCCAGTCAAATTTGTTCTTCTCGTGCTCCAGGTGCGCGAACGTCAGCGCCGCACCGCTGGGGAATTGCCATTGCAGCCGCGACAGGTTCGACTTGGCGTCGAGCGACGGATAAATCTCCTCGCTGGTGTCCCACAGGCCGCCCTCGGCCGTTACCTGCTTCGTCGTGCGGCGGAAGATCACGCCGCCGAAGCGGCCGTTGTCGGTGTGGCGCACGCCTTCGAGCAGCAGCGCATAGGTCTTGCCGCCGAAGGCCGCGCCGCCGTAGAACACGATGTCGGCCGGCGACGCCAGGAACTGTTCCTGCGGTCCGGGCTGCGGCTTGATGATGTGTGCTGCGTTCATCGGTTGTTGGCGGGCAGATAGATGCTGATGCGGCGCTCGGCCTCTTCCAGCGTGCCGGCGTCGAACCCTTCTTTCTTCATCGCCGCCAGCGCGGCGGCGATCTGCTCGCGAACCTCACGCGCAAACTTCTTGCCGGCACGCGATCCGCTCGCGGCCGCGGCAAAGTCCTTGCCGATGCGGGCATAGATGGCCGCGCGTTTGACCGGGTCGGTTTCGTCCTCGGCTTCGGCGAAATCGACCAGCGCGTCGAAAAGCCCGGACTGCACCTGGGCGAAGATAGCGGCACTGCGCGCATCGGTGTCGTCGCGTGCCGCCTCCTCGAACAGCGCGGCGGCCTGTGTGCTGGCCCGAACGGCGCTCAGCCGGCGCTCCATCTTCTTGCCGTGCATACCTAAGGTGGATTTGCCGATTTCGTAGCCGCGTTCCGCGAGCCATTCCGACAGCGCGACATAGCCGCCGAAGCCGGCGGCGACAATGCGCTCATCCAGTTCGCGGCGGACTTCCTCCGGCAGCAGATCAATCTTGCTCGGCGGGGGCATAGGTCACCAGTATTTCGGCGGGCGAGCGATGCCCGGCGCGCAGTCGATGGTGTACTCGGCGATGTCCACGCCGTAGCGCGTCAGGCGCGCCAGCCACGGCCCGGCCGGCGACTCCTCGACTTCCACCAGGCGGCGGCTTTCGAGGTATTCGAGTTCGCGGCGAATCTCCAGCAGCGTGGCGTCCGGATACAGCGCGCCCTGCACAGTGCCGAGCAGCACGCTACCGCCTGCGCCGCGCGGACGCGCGTTGTTGAGCGTGAGCAGCAGCACCCAGCGCACCTGTTCGTGGCGGGGCTTGCCGGAATCAATGTTCATGCCGAGGGGCTCCTCGCGGGGATGTGGATTGCGCCTGCATCAGTTCCAGCTTCGCAGCCAGCGCATCGAGCTTCGCCTCGACCACGCTCTGGTTGCGCACGTAGTCCTCGCGGCGCACGTAGTGCTCGCTGACGTGCGCGCGCAGCTCCATGAGGTTGCGCTCGGTCTGGCGCCAAGCGCGCGCGTCTTCGGCCAACGAGGCGAACCGATCGTCGATGCGCCGTTGGAACTGCGCGAGCAGCCAACGGCCGATGCCGGCGGCGGCACCTAGAAAACCCAGCAGAAGCCCGGCGATCCAGATCACGTAGATGGGCTCAACGCTGAAAATCATGGGGTGCCTCCGCTGTAGACGCGGACGGCGGACTGGAGGCCGTGGATGCGGGCGTCGCACTCGGCGCCGAGTCGAACAAGATCAGCCGCACCGCGTGCTCGAAGTTCGGCGTCTTCATAAGCTCGGGCGGCGGCGGCGGCGGTTGCGGACAGCTCGGCGGTGGCAGTACAGCCCTGCCAGTGCTGGCGCAGCCGCAAAGCATCAGCGCGCAGCCCATCCACAACGCGGTTGTGCTCGGCATTGGCATCTTCCATTTCCTTGTCGAAGATCGAACGGATTCCGGCGAGTGCCAGGTGCTGCTCGCGCTCCTGTCGGCGGGCTTCAGCCTCGAACCTGGCGCGCTGGGTGGCGATGTCGGTGCGCAGCGCATCGCGTTCTGCACGCAGTGAGTCGCGCTCCGACGTCCCGACGTAGAGGCCATAGCCGGCGAACAGAGCTGCGCCAACGAGCGCCACGGCAGCAACCGCGTTGATGATTCTGTCGATCACGGGCGCCCCTCGCACAGCTTGCGCTCGGCCGCCGCGCGGCGCTCCAGCCCGCGCACGCGCTGGCCGCCGGCCATGACCCAGTTGTCGAACTGTGCGCAGGCATCGGCCCAGCGACCGTCGTTCGCAGCCACGCGAATGGTTGGCATGCGGCCGGACTTGAGCCAGCACACGCCGTCCTTCTCGCCAGCGGCGCCTGGTCCTACGCGGAAAGCGAGCGAGACCAGCGCCGCGGCCTGGTACTCGGTCATAGGGTGGGTGTAGCAGCGCTGCACTGTGGCCCACGCCGCGCCAAGGTCAGAGGCGAGCAGCTTGTCGCAGTCGGCCTCGGTGTAGGTGCGCTGCTCGACGCTGCCCGTGTGGCCATCGCACACGGTGAGCACGCCGACGATGTCCCGGTAGGGCTTCAGTACGCGACCTTCCCATGGTTGGATCAGGAGGGCGGCCAGCAGCATCACGAGCAGCGATCCACCGACGATCTGACCCGTGTTACCAGGCTGCACCGGGTCAGCCATGGCGACACCGGCGCGTTGATTTGGATGGACGCATAGCGGACTCCCGAACCGTTTTGGTTCGGGTGAGTGTCCGCAGACGTTAGGCCGCGATCATCGGCCCTGGTTCCGATTACCTCTGCGCGCGCGCGTGGGAAGGTGGGCGCGGCGAACTAGAGGATTGGAGATGAACTGGGAATCGATACTTCACAATGCGCGCCTGCGCGCACGCGCCGTCGCACTTACGCTACCGGTGGCCCATCGCTCGGCAATTCTGAGCGAGATCGATCATCTGGCGGAAACGGAAGCCTCATCGAATGCAGGAACCACAGCATTGCAGCGCCTGTTAGCGCGGCTTCAGGCAGCCGATCGGGCGCACGCATCGGCGGATTGCCTTGCTGCGCATTGATTACCGCAACCATGATTGCCTGTTGCTGGCGCTCCAGTAGCACACGCCAAGTCTCGATGCTCACCGGCCCCCAGCTGCCGGTGGCAAGGTAACGCTCAATAGCGGCATCGGCCTGTGGTTCGTGTTCGGCACCATATGGCATTCCCTTGAACGCAGCGAAGTTCGGCCGGAATGCATCGTTCAAAGGCCAGAGAGCTCGCACGACTGCCCAGCCATCAATAGGCATAGGCACGAGTTCATTCATAGGCGCTTTGCAGTGGCGCTCGCACCAATCCTGGAACAGCTTGAATGTTTGCGGGGTCATGGAGGCTACGCAGCGATTACTTGTGGGCCGTTCGATAGTTGGCAGCCGCCAACGCTAGGAGGTCGAACTCTGGCCCACTGACGTAGCGCCTATCGTCGTTGAGCACCAATATCCACAGCGCGCCGTTGTTCAAGACGCAGGACGCCGTAGTGTCGATCATGGCACCGAAGCCGTTCTGGAGCGCGAGGCCGTCTCCGTGCCGCCAGTCATACTGGACGTGCCCATCACCTATATCGATCGCACGAGCACGCGGAATTCGCGCGCTACTTGGATTCTTCGCGAGGGCCTTCAGGACGGCCGCACATGTTCCGAAATTCAGATCTTCTGCCTTGTCGACATGGGTGCAACCTGCGGCCGCGGCCAGCGTGACGATTCCAATGATCAGTCCTCTCATTTTCCTTCTGCTCTTCTCACTCGACGCGGCAACTTAATTCATCAGCGATCTTCTGCAGGCGAAGCCCCAAAGCATTCTGCTGCTGATAAATCGCCGAACGATGGAATCCTACCCAGAGGCCACAGGCGGCAATAGCGGCAATTGCGGCTAGCTGGATGACGTGCATTGCATGGCTAATCTCGGAGAGAAAGCCAGCATGTACGTTGTGCAATATCACGACCAGCGCGAACACGCATGCGATGGAGAGTGCGCCGACAGGAAGAGACACGTATACGGAGAGCTGTAGGCGACGGTAGGTCGTTTGGTGACGAGTCGCCAGATCGAGCAGCTCGGCTGTACTTAGATCACGCAAGGTTTTCGCGGTTCCGGTTCCGGAGTCGGAACCACCCGGCGAGGCTTCGCGCATCAGACGTTTGATTCTTTCTCCTGGGCGTTCGAACTTCTTCATTGGCATCCCTGTGCTGTGTTGATTTCACGCCGCCACGCGAACTAGACGTATGACGTTAGCGCGTGATTGCTCAGGTTCTGCCATTTCCGCGATCAGATCGTAGGCCGCCAAAAAAAGCTCCGCACGTTTGTCCGGAGGCAATTTGCGGCGGGTTTCGGCCAGCCCTTCCTCGACAGCCTCAACAGCAACCCTGAGGCGATCACGGTCGCTTAGGGGCGGCTCAGGTTCTGCGACGCCTGGCGCTGATGCTCCGGCAGGGCTGCGTCGGCCGGTGACGACGTACAGCACGTCAAGGCCAACAACGGACCATGAGGCCAACGCTTCAGCATCGGGCGCCCTTGCGCCCGTTTCGTATCCGAACAGTGTCTTGCGGGTCACCGACGCCAGCGCAGCAAAGTCCGTCTGGTTCATTCCGAGGCGTTGCCGCTCCTCAGAAAGCCGCTCTCCAATGGGAAACATAGAACCCATATCGCCCCTTGACTTTGGGTAGTTAATTACCCATCCTTGTTCCGCCACGTTTACACAGCGAAGCAAGGATACGTTATGAGCCACATCGCGCCACCGAGCCGCGACCTGCTGATGCAGGTGCGCGCCGGCTTCCTCCTCAAGCACACGACGCTCGCCCAGTGGTGCCGCGAGAGCGGCATTCATCCCAGCGCCGCGCGCCAGGCGATCTACGGCACCTGGGACGGCCCCAAGGGCCGGGTAATGCGCGCCCGCATCCTCAAGGCGGCCGGCGTCGACCGCAGGTCGGCGGCATGAAGCCCACCGCACTTCGCCGCGGCGATCGGGTTCGCAACCGGCACTCTGTTCGCTCGATCGTCTGGACCTTCGTTCGCCGTGTGCCGGCTGCGGGCGGCCGCCCCGCGCATTGCGTACTGCAGTCGGACGAATGCCGCGGACAGAACGGCCCGGACGACGACGGCACGGCCATCGCCAGCGACTACAGCATCGCGCGCCATTTCGAGCGGGTATCGGCATGAGCGCGCCCGCCGCATTGACCCGTACCAAGGCCGTGATCGAGGCGCTTGCCGGGCACAACTTCGACGGCCTGCGCAACCAGCAGCTTGCCGAATCCGTGTGCCAGTCCCCGAGCACCACGCTACGCGACCTGCAAGCGCTCGAAGCCATCGGCTGGGCCGAGCGCATTCCCGGCAAGGACGAGCGTTGGCGCTTGTCGCCGCGCCTGATCCAGCTCGCCATCGCGCATCAAGCCGAAGTCGCGCGCATCACGCAGCGCGTCGACGACTTCACCCGCCGCTATAGCCGCACCCCTAGCTGACCAAGGACTTCACCCAAATGGCACGCAAGAAACTCCAGCCGGCCGAGCCCGGCACGGACATTCAGATCGCCGAAAAGACGCCGCAGGCCATTGCCGAGCGCGAGGCGCAGGTGCATGCAGCGGATGCCGCCATCGCAAAGCTGGCGAGCTCGATCGGTTACGCCGGCGCGCTGGACACGGAATCGCTGTGGGGCGTCTACGAACACCGCCAGCGCCGTTCCGTCGACGACATCCTGACGATGGGCCGCGCCCTGCTGCTGATTAAGGAGCAGACGCCGCACGGCGATTTCCTGCAGCAATGCGAGGCTCGCGGCACCCATAGGCGCACCGCTCAGCGGTTCATGTCCGTAGCGCTGAAGTTCTCGAAAAGTGACAGCGTGTCGCTTTTGAAGGCCGCCGGGTCTCAGGCCAAGGTGCTGGAGCTGGCCGTTCTGGATGACGACGAGCTGGCCGCCCTGGAGTCGGGCGAATCGGTCGCGGGCATCACGCTCGACGACGTCGAGCGCATGGGTGCCAGCCAGCTCCGTCAGGCCCTTCGCGATGCGCGTGCCGACATTGACGCCAAGGATGATCGCGCCGCCAAGCGCGAGCGCGACATCGAGAAGCTGCAGAAGCAACTGCGGCAGGCGAAGCTGGAACGCCAGCGCGCGACACCGGCAGAAACGCAGGCCGTGCTGCGTGATCGGGTCACCTCGGCACTGCTGCAGGTCCGCGCCGACATCAGCGCCCACGGCGAGGACGCTGACAGCCTGTTCGAGCGCTTCTCCGAGTTGCGCGCACACGCGGTCGATGCCGGTGACGCGGATAGCTCTGGCGATGAGCACGACCAGTACATGGCCGGCATCATCGGCGAGCTGATGGGCGAGCTGCGCCGCGTACGCGATGCGTTCGGCCTGCCGATCGTCAACGACCACGGCGCGCCGAGTTGGGCGCAGGGAGAATGACGATGGCGACCGTCCTATCCCCTGCGATGTACGAGGAGCTCGCCGCGGTGGCCAACGCCGCCAAGTCGGCTGGACACGGCGGCAAGACTGCGGTCTACCGCGAGGCGGCTGATCGCCTCGGCGTGTCGATTCCGACGCTGTTGACGCGGCTCAAACAGGTTCGCGTCAGCAAGCCGCGCAAGCGGCGCAGCGATGCGGGCGCCTGCGCGCTGACGCGCGACGAGGCACTGCTTATTGCAGCCACGGTGGAAGAGACCCGGCGCCTGACCGGCACCGGTGAACTGCCGCTGGAGGATGCCGTGAGCATGCTGCGCGCGAGCGGAAAGATCCTGGCCGGCCGCGTGGATGCCGGGACGGGCGAATTCACGCCGCTGAGCGTTTCGGCTATCCGTCGGTCGCTGGTGCAGTTCCATTGCCACCCTGGCCAGCTCGCCGCGCCGACGCCGGCCAGCCGCTTGCGCAGTCCGCACCCGAACTATTGCTGGCAGATCGACGCCTCGGTCAGCCGGCAGTATTTCCTCGCGGACGACGGCGCCCAGGTCATGGATCGTCGCGTGTATTACCGCGGCAAGCCGGGCAACTTCGCCAAGATCAACGACCGCCGTTTGTGGCGCTACGTCGTGACCGACCATGCGAGCGGCTACATCGAGGCGTTCTACGTCCAGGGCGCCGAGAGCGCGGCGAATCTGCTGTCGGCGCTGATCTACGTGATGACCGAGCGCGCCGGCTCGCCAATGTATGGCTCGCCGAAATACCTCATGGCCGATCCCGGCAGCGCGGTCACGGCCGGCACGACGCGCAGCTTCCTCGATGCGATGTGCATCGAGCTGATCGTCAACGAAGTCGGAAACGCGCGCGCAAAAGGACAAGTGGAAAATGCGCAGTACGTCGTCGAGACCCATTTTGAGGCGGCGCTGAAGCTGCAAAAGCCGGTGGCTTCGCTGGCCGAAATCAACGCGCTGGCCGCGAAATGGTGCCGCGCCTACAACGCCACGACGATCCATAGCCGCACTGGCACGACGCGGCAGGCTGCGTATCTCACCATCGGCGAGCGCCAGCTCGCGCCGCCTGTTGAGGTGCTTCGCACTCTAGCGACGACGGCACCGGTCGCGCGCAAGGTGCGTGACTACCGCATCAAGCACGACGGCGCACTGTGGGACGTGTCGGGTCTGCCGGGCGTGCTCAACGACAGCACGCTGGACGTCGTGATCAACGCACTCGACCCGACGACGCTGCGGGTGCTGGTCACCGGCGACGACGGCCGGCCGGCGCACTACCTGGCGCCGCGGATCGAGTTCGGTGCCTACGGCTTCGAGGCCAATGCCGCGATCATCGGCGCCGAGTTCAAAGCGCAGCCGGAAACGCCGGTCGATGCAGCACGCAAGGAGCTGGATCGCCTGGCGATGGACGTCAAAACGGACGCCGAAGCCGCGGCGGCGCGCAAGGCCAAGCGCCGTGCATTCGCCGACAGCATCGACCCGACGAAACCCTGGCGGGACGCGAAGGTGCCGGAAGCCTTGCCGCGTGCCGGCACGCCATCGACGGTACAAGCGCCGGCCATCGTCGAACCGTCGCCGACGATCCCGAGCATTCGGCCGCAGTACGCGCCTGCGCTGCTGTCGCATGCGGAAATGGCGCGCGGCCTGAAGCGTCGCGTCGAAGCGCGTGGCGGCGCATGGAACGCGGACCTGTATGCGCGCATGACGGTGTTGTGGCCTGACGGCGTGCCGGATGAGCAGCTCGACGACTGCGCGGTGGCGCTGATGCGTGGCGGACTGCGCGCCCTGGCCGGAGGTGCCGCATGACGCCGCGTGCGCTGGCCATGCGCCACAAGAAGCGGTTGGCTTCGATCCGCAACAGCCTGGTGGACATGGCTGCCCAGTGGGGGGAAGTCGACGAGTACTTTGTCGCCCAGCTCAGCGAGCTGGCGGATCAGTGCGTCCTCTTGCGAGCTGAACTCGCCGAGGTCTACCCCGGCCGCGGAAAGGCAGGCGAGGCATGAGCGCGCTGCCCCTGCCGCCGAACCTCAAGGCGCAGCTGGCCGAGCAGCGCATCACGCTGGCGGCAGTCGCCGCGGGCGTCGGCGTCGACCGGGGCGCGGTCTCGCGGCTGGTCAATCGCGGCATCTGGCCGGCGCTTGATGCGTCGGGCCTGGCCGAGCGCTTGGCGGCTTGGCTCGCCGGCCACGGCATTTCCACCGAGCCCCATACCCCCAAAAAGAAGGCCCCGAAGCGCGCTAACGCTTCGAGGCCGGTTGTCCCCCACACCTGCGAAGTAGAGGAGACGGAATCCATGTTACTGCGAAAGCACACCCTGACGCCCGCGGCGCGCCTGCACTTCAAGCTCGCGCGCAATCCCTTCACGGAATGCCGCGAGACGGATGACGTCTATCTGTCGCCGGATGCTCGCTACGTGCGGGAGGCAATGTGGAGCACCGTGCGCCACGGCGGTTTCCTCGGTGTCGTCGGCGAGAGCGGCGCCGGAAAAACCACCTTGCGCGAAGAACTGCTGGAGCGCATTGCGCAGGACGAGCCGTCGATCATCACTTGCCAGCCGTACGTGCTCGCGATGGAGGAAAAAGACACGGTCGGCAAGACGCTGCGCAGTCAGCATATCGCCGAGTGCATGATGCGCAGCATCGCGCCCCTGGCGCCACCGCGTAGTAGTCCGGACGCGCGTTTCCACCAGCTGCACGAGGTGTTGCGCGAAAGCTCGCGCAGCGGCATGCGGCATACGCTGTTGATCGAGGAGGCGCACTGCCTGCCGATCCCGACGCTCAAGCACCTCAAGCGCTATCTGGAATTGAAAGACAAAATGCGCCCGCTGGTGTCGATCATCCTGATCGGCCAGCCCGAATTGCTCCTGAAGCTGGACGAGCGCAACCCGCAGGTACGCGAGGTCGCGCAGCGCATCGAGCTGGTGCACCTCGCGCCGCTGGATCAGCATCTGCCGGACTATCTGCGGCACCGCTTCCAGCGCGCTGGCGCGAACGTGGACGACATCATCGACAGCAGCGGCCTCGACGCGCTCCGCACGCGCCTGACGCCCAGCGGCAAGCACCAGCGCGGTGGGTCGCTGCTCTATCCGCTGGCCGTGCACAACGCGCTGGCGCAGGCGATGAACGCCGCCGCCGAGTTGGGTGCACCGAAGGTCACTCGCGACCTGGTGGGAGGTGCAGCATGACGATGCTCTCTCCCGGCAACACGGCCTTGGAGTCCGCATTGCACAGGGCTCTCGACGCGATCGTGAAGCTCGACAAAGCCGGTGTGACTGTGTCCGACATCGTCATCCGTGGCTTGACACCAGTGCTGCGCGTCGATCGCTCGCCCAGCTTTGTTAGCGGCAGCGTTCGCATGGCGCGGTCGTTCGGCATGACGCGGATGATCGTTCATGCCGCGCCGTACTTCGGTACGCAGCTCGAATGGGTCGAGCACACGCTGCGCAAGGTTCACGCATGACCGCCCCGGATTCCCCTTTTTCGCCACCGGCGCCGTCGCGCCCTCACTCCGCGCTCCACAGGGCGGCGCCGGTGGTTTCTATCGACGACGACGAGCTGCCGCCGTACATCGGCGAGCGGTATCGGGACGTCGCTCACGACATCCGCCGCTACGGCGCCAATCCCGAGGATTGAGGACAATGAATCAACCGAACACCGCGATCCCGGCCGGCTTCCGGGAGGATGCCCAAGGCCGTCTGGTCGCCGAGGCCAACATCAAGCCGATCGACGCTGCGCGTGACGCGCTCGTGGCTGAACTGGTGGAGGACGCCCGCGCCCTGCACGAGCACATCAAGCGTTTCAAGCTCAAGGCGTTCGGCGACATCGCCGCTTTCGTGCAGCTCTCGGCTGAGCAATATCAGGCGCGGCTCGGCGGAAACAAGGGCAACGTCTCGCTGGTCAGCTTTGACGGGCGCTACAAGGTGCTGCGCGCGATGGCTGAGTCCATCGTGTTCGACGAGCGCCTACAGGCATCCAAGGCGCTGATCGACGAATGTCTACGCGACTGGACGGAAGGCGCGCGCGCCGAGCTGCGTGCGCTGATCGCCGACGCGTTCCGCGTCGACCAGGCCGGCAAGATCAGGACCGGCAGCATTCTCGCGCTGCGGCGCCTCGACATCACGGATAAGCGGTGGCTGCGGGCGATGCAAGCCATCGGCGATGCGGTGCAGGTCGTGGGCTCGAAGAGCTACGTGCGCGTGTACGAACGCAACGACGCGACGGGGCAATACGACCTCATCGCCCTCGACGTAGCGGGGGCCTGACATGGCGAACGTCAAGCACGCGCAGATTGAGATCTACACCAATGACCCGGAAGCCACGGCCGAGAGCGTTTGCAGCACTTTTTTTCCGATTTTCTTCGGTATCTGCCACGAATTCGACGATGAAACGGCGCGCGCAGTGTTCATCGAGCATTTCTCCGTGAAGTTTGCAGGCGGACTGGCAGCCGAGGTTGGCGGCACCTCCGCTGCCCGGATGTTCGAGCTGTTCGCCGATTCCATCCGCTCGCAGCCGCGAGTGAAGAAAACGCACTGATCAAGGGGCATGACATGGCATCTGAAACTATCGCGTATTGCTGGGCCACCGGAGTGATCGAGTTCGGCACGACCGTTCCCGACGGCGCTATCGAAATTTCCCGCGGCAAAGACCGCCTCGTGCGCAATATGGTCGCGGGGACAGCGCGCGTTGCTCACGACAACAAGACGCTGCTCGTCCCCGGTATCCCGGAAGCGCCGAATCAGCACGCGGCTGGCGATGCGCTCGCCGCGCACCTGCGGTGGCTGAAAAAGCGCGAGTGCAAGGGCTTCAAAGTTGCCCTGAATGAGCGCATGAGACGCTTTTCCGCCGTGGCGCTGCTCGCGCTCACGCTGCTCGCGTCGGCAATGCCGACGTGGGCGGACACGCTCGACGTCTACGCCAGCGCCGCGAAATGGCCCGTGCGGTTCGAGGGGACTGTGCTCGCGCTTGACCAGGTCGGCGCAGCGGCAATCGTCGGTTTCAGCGCGACGACCGAGGTCCGCCCTGCGCCGAAGCGCCCCAAATGGCCGGCGGCGGCCGGTAGCTGGGCCGTGATCGTCAGCAGCAACGACGGCATCGAGCCGCGCGAGTGGACCAACTGCCGCCCGCTGACGCTGACGTATCTCGAAAGCAGTGGGATGCACCTGGCTGTGGAGTGCGACCGATGAGCACGCGGATCTGGAAACTCCAGGTCAACCAGTCCGGCAGCTGGCGCAATGTTCTGGAATTCGACGCCGATCGTGCGACCGAGGTCGAGGACGCGGCGGCCATGCTGTCGCGTGCAGCGGGCGGTCTGCAGCTGGCCGTGGTCGATCACCATGGGGCACGCCGCTACCTCAATGCGAGCGGCGTATTTCGCCCGGCGAAGGGGACGTGATGGCTACCGCTCACCAGTCACGCGCGGAAAAGCGCGCTGCAGGGCAGCGCAAGGCGATTCACGTTCTGCGCCGACAGCTCGATCTTGACCGCGACGCATATGAAAACCTCCTGCAGTACGTCGCAGGCGTGACGTCCAGCACCGCACTCGATGCTGCAGGCCGGGAGGCGGTGCTCAACGAACTGCGCCGACGCGCCGGCCAGCAGACACGCCCCTATCCGGGCAAGCCGCACAACTTCGAGTCGATGGCGATGCCGACGACGATTGCGAAGATCGAGGCGCAGCTCGCGGACATGGGCCTGTCGTGGTCATACGCCGACGCGATTGCCAGGCGCATGTTCGGCATCGCACGCGTGGCCTGGTGCCGAAAGCAGGACCAGCTGGCCGCGATTGTCGCCGCGCTGCATGTCGAGCAGGAGAAACGCTCCCTGAGCGATGCGATCGACCGGCTGCTGGCCGACCTGGCCTGGCCGCCGGAACGTGTTGTTGAACTACTGGGGCCTTTGCGCCCGCACTGGCGGCGACATCGCGACTCGCTGAGGCTCGTTTGCGACTACCTGGCAACGCAGGTCAGGCAATGAATCGCCGCACCCGCAACCCAGCGCCGGAGTTCACGCCGGCAGCGCTCTACGTTGCCGCCCCGGTCAGGGTGCTGGACTGGCTCTGTCGTCACCTCATCCTGCACGTCCCCGTCATCGGGACGTGCAGCGAGCTGCCGCGCACGACAAAATGGCGCGTTTGCACGGTGCGCAATGCGCCTGAGCAGCTTGTCGTGCTGGAAGGCGACCCCTGCGAGCACTGCGGCGCGCTGCCACGTTGCAGGATCGAGGCTGCGCACCTGCGCAATCCGAAAATCGCCGGGTGGCTACCGCAATGAAGGTCACTTGCCCGTGCTGCTATTCGGACTTTCCGATCGAAGCCGGTTTTTCCGACGCTGACGGGAAGCGTTTGGCCGCGCTCATGGCTGAGTTCGAGCCGGCGTTGGGTCGTGCCGCGCTGAGTTACCTCAGGCTGTTCAAGCCTGCCAAGTCCGGCCTGCGCGTCTCGCGCGCTGTCGCGATCATTTCCGAGCTGGCGCAGTTGGTGCGCGCTGGCACGGTGTGCCGCGACGAGCGCAACGGGGTGCGCAGGCCGGCATCGGCCTCGGTCTGGGCGGCCGGCATCGAGCAGATGCTGACGCATGCTGGTATCGAGACCCCGCTCGACGGCCACAACTATCTGCGCAAAGTCGTCTTCGGGTTGGCCGACCAGGTCGATGCCAAAGCCGAGCGCGCCCGTGAGGACGGTCGGCGCAACGTATCCGGCCCGCGCGTGGGTAGCAGTCCACAGCGCCAGGAGGAAGCGCCCCTGGCCGCGACATTGGCGTGGTATCGGTCCCAGCTGGAGTACGGCGCGATCGACCAAGCGACTTACGACCGAAAGGTGGCAGAAGCCAAGGCGGCAGGGGGAGCGGCATGAGCGCTGGCACAATGGCGCGGCGGCGCCACGAACTACTGCAGGATGTTCAGCAATCTGCTGAGGCGACCGCCGCCGAGCTGGGTGTGGCTGGGGACGTGGCAGCGCAGCTCGGCGCTGCCGTGGCCGATATGCTGCTGGAACGATGGGCCGGCCAGCAGATCACTTTTCCCGTCAATGGGTACTACGGCCTTTCCGGGCGCGAGCTGGCAATTGTCGCTCGCCGCCAGGAGGGCGCTCGGGTGTTCGAGCTGGCCCGCGAATTCCGGATGACCGAGCGCGGTATCCGCAAACTGCTCGCCCGCGTCGAGGCCGGCCGTGCGAGAATCAGCTCCCAGCTGGATCTGTTCGGCGGCAACTCCCTCGCCGCCGAATTGCGGTAACCGCAACTTCTTTTCCGGGCCTGATCCAATCTTCCGATTTCTTCCGGGCTCTTCCAGGCTTTTTTCAAGCCTTTCCCCCTGAAATATCAAGCACAGGGACAGAAGGGCCAACACCCGGCGAAGCCGACGCACTACTGGTGGACGTCGATCGGTTTGTCGCCGCGGAGCCGCAGGTCGCCCGATTTGCGCACGTCTGGATGAACGACGAGAGTACCCCTCCCTCCTGGCGTTCTTCGACAAACTGAAGCGCCGAGGCGAAGCCAGCTCGGGGGAACGCCCTAGAAAGCACGCTCGAATTGCAGTGTCCGTCGCTCCACAATGAGGCAGTCAGCCCCGCACCTTGTCCTGCCCGGAGCCAATGCCCAATGCACGTTTACGTCGATGAATCAGGGGTGTTCAAAGCTGCGCCAAACCCCGACTCATGGTGCGTTGTTGCAGCACTCGTGATTCCAGAAAGCGATGTAGAAGCAATGCGACAGGTTCTCGATGCCTTGAAGACCTCTGTCGGTATATCGCACGCCGATGAAATCAAGCTCGGCGCGATAAGGGAACCTCTGAACAAGTCCTTGTGCTGAAATAGCCCCACCCCGCCAGTAGGAACCGTTCGATGTCGCAGATGAGCTTCGGAGATTCGGAGTACGCGAG